GAAAAAGCCAAAAACTGGCTTTTCTAATCGGTATAACACTCCACCCTAAGGGAATATTTGGGTATTATATAGGAAGAAAAGGGCAAAAAATAGACGTAAAAATAACTATTTTAAGCATTTTTCTTTCTTACGTTTTCTAGTATTTTTTAAAGTTTTTGGACAAATTCTGGACAAAAAAACACCCGAAAAATCGGGTGCAATTTGTAAGATAAAAAAAGTACCTCGAAAAGAGGTACTTATAGTATAACATAATTTATTAGATAAGTTCAACCGTCATATTTTATTCATACTTTTTAAAAAATACGATTCATTGCTTCCATTTCTTCCAAAACGTCAGCTGTGTTCTCGAAACTATATTCTTCGTCTTCTCGTACAGATTCACCTTCGTGTAAGTAATCTCGAATTGGTCTGTAATCCGTGTCGTCTCTACGATAGCGAATGACTACGATTTTATCGCCTACATCACCTGCTGCGACGTCTTCTCTTAACTTTGTTAGTAGTTCTTCATAATCATACGAAAAGCCAAAAAGTCCGTTCTTGAATTGTTGCCAATTATATGCCATGTTTATCTCCTTTATATAAAAGCGGTCATTATGACCGCTTGATTTTAATTTCAAATGTCTAAGCAAGTTCTTTAGCAAGCTTTTTAATATCTTCGAGATGTTCCCAGTTTGCTAAATCTGCCATAAATTCGTCAACGGTTACGCGAATTTTTAATTTTCCGTTTACTTCAATCGGACCGCTTTGTAAATCAATTTTTTTCTCGCTAGTTGTATTATTGCTTGCTTGGAAGCTAATAATAATACGTGCTAGTTGGAAATAAGTGATCGCCCAAGTGTAGTGTGTGTCAGCATAACTATTTAAAGAATCAATTAAATCATCCATTGTTTCAAATTGGTCTGTCAACGCTTTAATTTTGCGCATGATTGATTTTTGAGTTGAGCGGCCATCTTCAAAAGCATATCTGATTGTTTTGATTTCATTAGCAATGTTTTTCATTTTAATTACCTCTTTCGTCTTTCTTTATCTTACAAGTATATTATAGTATATATACTATATATTGTCAAGAACTTTTTTAAAATTTTTTTAAATTTTCTTCAATTAGTTCTTGTAGTTCAAGCAAATCTTCTTTTGTGGCATGGTTACGAATAAAACCACGAGCCGTAGACCTTTTGGTCATGTAATTTCTATGCTCTCTATTTTTTTCATTCCATTTTTTGTCAGCTCTTTGACGAGCTGTTAGTTCTTTTGCCATTTATCCTCCTTAATAAAGATTAAGCTGCTTCCCAAATACGTTCGCTAACATATACTGTTGTAGCTTTATCACCATCAGCGATTACTTCAATACCATAGTAAGCGCCAGCTTTGTGCATTACTTCGTTAAATTCAAGTTCGTGTGATTGTTCAATCAATGTTGCGATTGTAAATTTTTGGTTTTTTCTTAATTTAGCAAGCACCACTTCCATTTTAGCTGAAGCGTTTTCTTCTTTTTCTGAACGATATTCAAACCATGCTTCTTTTAAAGCTCCTGAAATGTATTCGCTAACTTTACCACCAAATTTAGATTGACCTTGTTTTGCAATTTCCCAAGCTCGTGTCATGATTTCTTTCATTTCGATTACCTCTTTCGTCTTTCTTTATCTTACATATATATTATAGTATATATACTACACGCTGTCAACACTTTTTATAAACTTTTTTGATATTTTTTAAAATTTTAGTCCGTTAAAGCGGACTTTTCTTATTCTTGTGGTTATAACGGCAATAAAAAAGGACTAGCCCACGCTAGTCCAAAACGTACTTCTCTTTAACGTGCGCTCGTCAGCCCACTCTCTGCCAAATATTATAAGTAAGACCTCTCAACTACTTATGCATCTATTATACCATAAACGTGCATGACTGTCAATTTTGTTGACGTCAACAAAATTAAAAAAAGCCCCTAACCACAAAGGCTAGGGTTGTTAAAGTGTTTATTTAATTTTAAGCGTTTGACCTGCATAAATCAAGTTCGGATTAGCAAGACCATTAAGACTAGCGATTGATTGGTAGCTTGTGCCATAACGTGAAGCAATTGCTGACAAGTTATCGCCTGCTCGCACTGTGTAATAAACAGAGCCAGCGTTTGCTGATCCGTTGACACGCAATACTTGACCAACATAGATGAGATTTGGATTTGAAATCCCATTCAAGCTTGCTAGCGCTTGATAGTTAGTACCAAACTTAGCAGCAATGCTAGAAAGCGTGTCTCCAGCACGTACTGTGTACGTGCTAGTTGCTGGCGCTTGAATTGGCGCAGATGAAACTGAAATAATTTCAACGTCTGATTTATTGATCCATGAGTTGATACCAGAAAGTAACACACGATTGCCAGAAGTTTGAGCTACGCTGTATGTGCGGCCTTTAACCCAGTCAGGAATAGCTTCACCAGTCGCCCAGCTTCCAGCGCCAAATTTAACCTTAACTTGGTTTCCTGCAGCAATGTCATATTTAGGCGTGTTGTCCGCTTGTTGGCCTTGGGAAATTGATGGTGTTTCAGTTTCTGGTTTATTGTTCTTAGTATAACCATTATCAGTAATACCAGTCAAATCGACGTTCCCGTCAAGTCCACCAGCAATATATGTTGACGTAAATTGATAAATTGCTACACCGTCCATGCTCGGGAAGACGTTATAATTTGGCACTGGTGTCACATTGTAATCTGGATAAGCAGCCATCCAAAGCGAATTCGGAAACTCGCGAATGATTTGGTCGACATACACGTTAGCTACTGTATAAGGCTTACCTGAGTAATACATAGGTGTATAGCCTGCTGCTTTGATCATGCGCATACCATGCAAGATTGCGTTGGTATTCGCTTGCTTGTCAGGGCTAGCGCCACTTTCGTAGTCAAGTGCCACAATTGAACCTTTCGGCGTTTGAACTTGTGGTAAGAATGTATTTAATACTTGCTCACCAAGACTAGCGTTCCCGCCAACCTGGTACCAAATATAAGTATGAGCACGCTTGCCTTGAGCAATTGCTGACGCCACTTGTGTTTCGTATGTCGTCTGTCCGTACATACCGCCGCCATTGACCCCGCCAATTTGACAAATAGCGAATTTGTCGTGACCGTAACCAAAAATACCGTTAGCGCCTTGATAGCGAGACCAGTCCACGCCTTGGTCGCCAACTGCAGCATAAGCTGTTGACTGCAATAGTAAGCTAGCTAAAGTTACAAACGCTACTAATACACCATTGATTTTATTTTTCATCATTTTCTCCTTTTTTAAAGGCAATCTCGTAATAGCCAATCGCTGACAAGCCAGCAATCAGACCGCCCCAACAATATTCAGCATATTGCCCGTGAACAATAGTAAAGGAATATGCAAGTCCCACAAAAATACCAATAAAAATAGCAAGCCCAGAAACAAGCTTGCCGTTCAATCCAAATTGTTCTTTCACAACATTCACAAGTGCTGAAATAATAGGTGCTACAACTGTTGCAGCAATTAAAATAACTGTCATGATAACTCCTCCAATTTATTATCAATTTTTTCGACTTTTTCTGATAAATTTTTAATTTGCTCTGTCATTTGGATAAGCACTTGCATTTGCAAGTCGTGATTATCCAATCTAACTTTGATTTCTGTTAGTTCTTTATCTTGTTGTTTATTCTTCTCTTCAAGAATCGTTAAGCGTTTTTCTGTTGAGGTCATACGACCTTGAAAAAAAGCAAAGATTCCGAGAAACGAAACAACGCAAGACAAGACGACGCTAATTGTCTCTGGTTTCCACATATGCACCCTTTCTAATTGTTTGTTAAAATCCCTTTGTCTTGTAATTCTTGTATAAGATTCAATAAAGTTGTTTGAACACTTTGTGTTAAAACGCTTTGCTCGTTAAGCTGTTCTTCTAAGCAGTAATTGCTATACCACTGTGCACTCTTGAAAACACCTTTCATTTGTGGAGTTACGTCTTTATCTGTAATTAAATAAAGGTAAGTACCTCCGCCAAAAGTTTTAATATGGTTCATCTTATATTGATTTTGTTCATCTAAGACTTCAACCGTCCCAGTCGAACTTCGATTAATTTTCCATAAACTATCACTACTATCCAAGTAAAGATGGTCGTCGCTTTCCAAACGACTGACATTAGCTAATTTAAACTTGTAAGTTTTATTGACTGTTGTGTCATAAGTGTAAGCAAATGCTGATGATACCGTTTGTAAATTCGCAGTTTGCAGCAAAGCAAGAGCATCTAAAATATCACCGCCCCAGTATTCGTACCAAGTTTTATCTGTTAAGTTTGGAGACCATGTACCTTCCAAAAGAGAATTGCTAAATCCGTTTGTTTCAATCCATTGAAAAACGAGATAGTTAACACATTTCTCTAATAGGTCTTTCACCAGTTCAAGCTCTTCGTCCGTTAGCAAAGTACACTTCAATGTGTAGATAAGCGCTCGCATAAGATTAGTTACCATATGAGGGTCTCTTTGGTCATTATAAGGTTCGTGATTTTCAATAAAGACAGTCGGGAAATCTGTCATCGTGTTAGTCCAATACTGTTTCACTCCCTTAAAAAAGCGAATTGAAATATCGTGCGCAAGTTGATTAGAAGTATCGTTCTCGAACACTCTTGCAACGTCGCTTATTGTACGGTATTGGAAACCGCCCCAAACTGTCCCCCAGTTACCTTCTATACCAAACGTGTTCGGCTCATGACCACTTGCATCGTCCAGGTAATCCCACCAGAAAATAGGGGCAAAGAATCCTCTATGTCCCGTCAATTCTTCGAAAGCATCTTGTGAATCACTAAGGAACCGTAAGTTAGTAGTTAACGCTGTCGTAGAATTATCAAAGATTCCTTCTTGATAAATCCAAGGTACTTGATAACCTGTGTAGATTGCACCACGTAAATTAGATAATTCATAATTGATATAGTGCATATCAAATGGCATAATGTACGGCGCATATGGCAACGGATTTCGCGATGGCGCTGGTTTAATGTAATCAAGACCAATCTGTAAAGCTTCTGTTTCGCTATAAGCTAAATGAATAGATGTGTAATAATACTTGTCTAAGAATTCAAGTGTTCCGAAATATTCAATTTGCATACTTGCATTCTCGTCAATTGCTTCAAGTATTAATGATTGGTAAGCGCCGCTTGCCATTGTCCCACCGTTTGCTACTAGTTCTTCTGTTAAGGTGATTGTCTTGAATTTCCCGTCCGTTTTAGGTAATTCGTAGCTCCACGCCGTCCCCGCTGAATCATTAACACGAAAAGCAATTCTAGAGCTTGTTTTATATTTAATATCAAACGGTAATTTCACCCCCCAAATTGATAGCATACTTTGTGCCCAGCCAAGCCAACCGCCTTCGTCTCCTCTATGGAAAACGAATTCTGTGACTTTCTTCTGGTTCACTATTGTTTCGCTTGTAGTTACTGTACTGTTGGAGCTAGTGATGGCTGAACTATTGGCGTCGTGTCCGTAATGTAAACCCCATAAGATGTTGTCATCTTTATAGAAATCACCATGCTTAAAGCTTAATGTTTGAGGGTTACCACTTCCTTTTCCGTCAGTATAGAAATCACATTTCCAACGTCTGCTGGCGTCATACGTTTCTTCTTCATCGATTTTTATTGTCATTTTAGCGGATTTGTTAGACCAAAGTTTCGCTTCTATCCACTTGTCATTGTTAAGAGCTACTTTATTGCCGACCCATGTTCCGACGCTTCCTTCAGCTTTAGATTCTACCGCTGAATAGTCAATTAAAATAGCGCCATCACTATTAGTATATGTTTCTTTAGGCGAACGTTCTGAATAGCTAGTAACACCATTTTTTAAGACTTCTTCGCCGTCTTCGCCAGCTTTTAGATAGTAAATGGTGTTAGTTACAGATGAAACATTCTTGATTGCAGCTTTAGTCGATGCAATCGCTCGTTGCCATTTTTCATCTTCAGTGATTTCGTACCATAATTTAAAACAATCCAACGCCCACGGCAAAGTATCAACCGCACAGGCAATCTCGCCATTGTTAAGTGGTCGCCAAACGGGATACGCTTCGCATTTATCACCGATTTGAATTATAGGTCCTGTTTCAGAAGAATACACTATAAGAGCATCACCAGAAAACGTCTTATCTTTCAAAGTGATTGTTGCGCTTGAATTACCATATGATACAGTCGTACTTTCAATTTCATACTCGGTTCCAACAATTGGTGCTGTAGGTGACCAAGTGTATTCCAAAGTAGAATCTGTAGAACGGACAGAATATATTCTAAAGACTTTGTCATAATCGACATTAGCAACACCATTTGAAAACGTAGCTTCGCCGTTGGTGAAATATTCACGAGAAGTAAATGGCGCTGTAACGTTCACTAACCAATGAGGAATCCAGCTTGGGTCAGCTGTTGTTGGGATTGTGGCAGTTGGATAATAATAATTTAATAATCCATCTGTTACTTTTTCAGCGAGTGTTTTCCATTTCGTGTCTTTGGTTGCTAAGTATTGATTTAATAGTCCTCGCAATACTAACAACTGACCTTCTGACGTTCCTGTAGTAGGGGGTGTATATGACGTGTGAGGGTCATCTGTAATATAAGAAGCCCCTACTAATCCCATGCCATTAATTGCAATTGGCTCAACATCACTAGTATTGTGTTGTAAGAAATCAAAATAACCATCTGACCATTCTTTTGCTTTAGTTTGTAAAGTTTCGAGACTATCAATTGAAACAGCTCTATCATACATTGGATAGTGTGAGCTTACAATTTCAAGCGGAGTATAGAATGTCCTTCCATTTTTCTGAATAGTACTACCAAAAATTTCTGGTCTAACCGCTCCATTTTCATGGGCTAACGAAGTATATAGTGGGTATTGGAGTATTTCCCCCTCATCAATATTTAATTGTCCGTCATCCATGATATTAGAGAATTGAATAGTTTCCGAAATAATGACTTGATTATTAATCAATGCTGTTACTGTTAACATTTCAGAGACTTTAATGGTCGATGCTTTAACGGTAAAAGTATTTGCTGTCGTTGTGGTTTCTTTAAAATTCCAATTCCAACTTACGCCACTAACTTCTTTTTCGCCTTTCATTAGTTTAGGTGTTACGGTAGATTCACCGAAATTATTTCGGAAAGTCAAACCATTGTCAGTCGTTAAGGCTATTTTGTATGGCAAGTTCTGGTTTATCAGTTCTTCCATTTGGTGCAATATTTTATCCGAAATCTGACTGTATTTACGTTCAAAATTAATAAACGTTGACTTCGTCACTTTACCTGTCAAGATGTCATCTTCAAGTTCAGACACCCGAGCTTGCACGTAAAGAGCTGGTTCAAAGTGAACACCATCAATCAATGTTTGCGTGTCACCAATACCAGCTTCTATAGCACCTTCGACTTCGTAGGTAATTTCTGGCACAGATATTTTTTGGATTTCTCCATACATATAGCCCCAGAGCGCTTCTTTGGTCTCGTACTGTGTTTCACCCAAATCTTTAACAATCCAGTTGTCATTCGAGCCTTTGCCAACAGATGGAAAGCGGTCACGAGATTGTGGCGCATAGACTGTCATACCACTTGAGTAATAGAGTAGCTCTTTATTGTTGTCGTAAATTTTTTTATTAAGACCGTCAATAGTTAAGCCGTCTTTACCAGTTGCTCGAACTGCTGTTCTTAACTCTTTGATATTATCGCTGTAGTTGATGACTTTAAGCTCTTTGCCAACTCTTACAGGTTGACTGACCTTATTTGTGCCAAGATTACCTTTTTTATAGATATTCAACACTTGACGTTTAAGTGAATAATCGTCATTGAGTTCAACGTTGAAATCAAGTTCTGCGCCAAAACTGTTCGCAACAGAAAAAAGACGTGCAAGAATCGTGTCTGTGCCCGTCCATTCCAATTTGATTCGCTTGTCAGATACTTCGTTAACGCCGATTGTTAAAGCGTGTTCTGGATCGTAATAAGCCACATATTCAGCAATTGACATAGCATTCGCTGGTTTATGTTCGCCACGAGTTTCATTATTCAATTCAAGGCCAAGCGAATAAGCGGTCAATTCGACTTCAAAACCTTTCTTTTCAAAGCTCATGACATTAAGCCAGTAGTCACGATTCTTATAGCGAAAAGCTAGCTTACAGCCAGAACGAATACTGTCAATATCTTTTGAATTGTACTTAATCGTTAAAATACTTGCTGAACCTGCTAAGAAGCGGTGCAAATTAGCACTCTTATATTTAATTCCTGCTTTATTATCAAAAAAAGCCACATTATGGCTGTCTGTTGAATCACGAATTGCAATACGTACATTATTCTTGCTCAAATGTAAACCTCCTGTATTGTTGCTGTGGCACTTGCCACTTCGGCAAAACTAGAAACTAATAACCGCACTTTTGTCTTCCCAGGTGGAACTTTGAAATAAGTCGTACCAAGAATTTCGTCATCTAAACGAATTTGATTATTGACTTTGATTTGCCCTTTTTCGCCGTCAATAGCAATCGTTGAACCGCTTGGATAGCGATTAGGAACGTCTTTCCAATAATCAACATGCAATTCTTGAAAAAGAAAATCGTTTAAATAGTGATGTGTCACTTTTCTGTCGGTCGTGTTTCGTCCTGCATACTGTCCGACGAAAAACTGAATTTTCTTCGCTTTGACATTTGCTAAACGAGAATCATAGTACGGATAATAGCCACCGTACCAGAAGAACTGCACACGGTCTTTCTCTTTTACTAAGTCGAACATATTCGAGTTCTTAGCACGTCCCTCTGAACCGTATGGGTTAGGTGGCAACCAATACGATGGCGTGAATGGAATTGTCTTAACCGTACGGCTACCACCTGAACCGTCACCCATTAAGAAGCGAATATTAGCAGTATTACCAACTGTGTCGTCTTTCTCAATTGCCATGCCAGCGATTAAATGATTACTTTCATCTAGCACCGTTAAACACCAAGCGCCAGTTTGCCCCATCAATCCAGTTTCAAACCAAGCTCTAGCCCATATATACCATTGAGAAATAGGATCGCTTAGCGTGTATTCCTTAACCGCCCCATACTGTAGGGCACCAGATGTTCCGCTCGTTTTAAAAGAACTTGGCAATAAACCAAGACGGCCGCCGAACGAAGTATCAGCGCTCATTTGAGTTGTAATGATTTTTCGAGTGTTTTCGTAACAAACAGTACCGTCTGCCCAATTGGCAAAATCGCCTTTTTGGTTACTTAAAACGGTCACGTTTTTTCGTGCGGTGTAACCATCTGCTTCGTCAACTTTCCCAAATTGCATAGCACCATACTCACTAACAATGCCAACGAACCCAGATTCTTTCTTGAGCTTAATTTCGTAATTGACATATGCGTCTTCACTACCGTCGTTGACGATTTCAGTTTCCCAAATGCCGTCAGAATTCTTAGCAAATTCAAACTCTCGTGCTGTTTTTGAGTGTGCTAAGCCGTCTGCGATAATAAAGTTAATTGTGCCTTTTCCAGCGTTTCGTGTTATCTTATCGTAGTCTAAATCTCCACTTGGAATAGCCTGAAACGTTAAATTCGGCAGACTACTGAAACGGAGTTCTTTAGGTTCTTTGACTTTTAAAATGCGCTGTAGCTGATTATAGTCTTCGACTGAGCCAGTGCACGTATAAAACGGCACAGGTATTGTCTTTGTGCCAAAACGCGTATAATTGAATTCCGAACCACTCAGAATTTCATTTTCTGAAAACTGCGGGTCGAAATCGGCACCTTGCCACAGATGAAAATCGGAAGCTACTGTAATGTATTGTGTCAATTCTTTTCCGTCAAAAAATACTTTTTCGATTTTTACCACCCTTTCCCATAGATTGCATTTTTAATGGATTCCTGACGCTCTTGTTCACTAGTTACTGACTTAGCAACCGAACGCCCAACGCGTTCAGTATCCATGTAGTTTTCAATAATTATTTGTCTTGCAGCCAGCTTATCTAAGCTGTCTGTGTTTTCCGCTACGAGTTCGATAAGCTTATTAAGAGCTTGATTAATGTTGCTATTATCGCTGTGGTCGGTTAAAACAGCCACGTCACTTTGTGACTGCAAATTACCGATTCTTCGTGCGACATCTGCAACACGAGTATTCTCAAAGCCAATGCCGTTCGCATAGCGAGGGAATAATTGCTTAGTCTTTCCAGCAGGTAAGACTTTTGAACCTCGAGGGAGCGGTAACATAACGTTACGATCTTTCGGAATGAAGCTAGTTCCGTCAGGCAAAGTAATTAACTCTCGATAAGTCCCACCTTTTTGGTCATTGACGAGCGCTAAGCCACCTGGGTGGAAGTTGGTACCTTTTTCGTTTTTAGTGTGGTTCGTTCTGATATTAACGACTTTGTCGTGCAGAGAATTTAACCAACCCTTGATTCCGGAAATCACGCCAGAAGCGCGGTCTACCGCGGTAACCGTTACCGATTTACCATGAACGCTAGCGATGTTTGTTTTGGCTCTAGACGTTGGACTGCCTGTTAAGTCGGACGCTAAGATGCCAGGTACTGATTTCTGATTAACGTTGTTGATTTTCGATTGGGCGCTGGATGTAGGACCAGCTGTATTATCTGTAGCATTGATGCCAGCAGGAGCTCTTTGAGCGACACCGTTAACTTTAATGTATGCATCAAGCGTAGGTTGGCCTGTATTATCGTTAGCATTCAAATCGACTGTCTTACCACTCAATTGATTGATTGTGTTTTGAGCAAGCGCGACATCTCCGCTTGTCAAGTTCTTAGCTGTCAACGCTTTTTCTTCTGGTGTCAAAGCATTCCAGTTCTCTAACACGGTTTTAGCAACATCAGTGTTGTTAAGGAAGTCGGTATTGTTAGCTAGCAAGTTCTTAGTGGCATCTGGAATTTCTTTCCAGGCTTGTAAACTAGATTCGCTCTCGGTGATCGCCTTCATCGCTGGACTGTGGTCGATTACAAGTTGTTTATCGTCTGGTGATAAGCTATCCCATTGACCAGTTGCGATAAGAGCTTCGCCAATAGCCATAGTTGCTGTAGTGGTCAACTTTCCTTCTTTGACAGAGAGCTTCATACTCTCCCAACCGCCTTCCGCTTGCAAAGCTTTTTGAATTTCTTCTTGAGCATTTGTCTTGACATCACCCGTCTTAGGATCTAGTACAATGCTATTCCAATAGGTGACAGCTGTTCTGGCTTCCTCACTCATATCTGCCCAGTATGTGCCTACCAACGACGAAGCTTTTGAAGCAGAACTAGCTGTTTCTTCCATTTTAGCTTGAAATTCCTCGTATGATAGCCCCAGTTCTTCCATTGACGATTTGATCTGAGCTGTGACAGCTTGCTGAACTTCTGGTCGATAATCTTTTAATGCACTCTCAGAGATCTTCTTTTGAAGTTCCATGTACTGCTCGCCGTAAGCGTCCATCACTGCATTGTGATTAGCTTCGAGTTCTTCGAGCTTTTGATTGTACTCCGCTTTTGTCAATGCTTTGCTCTCATACAATGTCTTGTAATCTTTTTTAGCTTGCTCGTAGGACTTGTTCTCTTCTTCAATCCATTTTTTTACAGTTTCTAAACCTTTCTCAGCTTGCGCGGTGTTAAGCTGATCAACCTCACCGTTCATGGCTTTACGGATTGCGATACTCTCGTCCTTCTCGTAACCTAAAAGCGAGAGTTTCTCTTCAATCATGGCATTTTGTGCAGATTTAACGACTGCACGTTCAGTCTCTGTAATATTACGATGATTGTCAGCAGCGTTTTGATAGATTCGAATGACTTCGTCAGACATGGCACTAACATTGTTTTTAGCTTCTTGCGCGGCATTCTTCATGCGCTGAATTTCTTCTTCAGAAAGTCCATACTTCTCAGCAAGCTTAATTTTTTTGTTCAAATCTTTGTCTGCAAGTGTCGTAATATCATCCACTAAGCCTTTAAAAGCTGAACGTACAGCTTCGACGTCTGCTGTACCGTCTGTCCCAAAGGCCGTCATTGCTTGATTGGTTTCATCAACTTTATCTTTGAATTGTTGTAATTCACTAGCCTGTGCCTTACTAACAGCCGTGCCCCATTCTTCGGTTCTTTGCTTAGCTTCTGCTGCCTTATTCGCAAAATAACCAACAGCTAGCAATGCTGCACCGCCTAACAAGACGCCCCAAGTTACAGGGTTTCCTAACAAACCAACCGCGCCAGCTAACCCACTAGTAGCCCCAGTTGCTCCAACAGCCGCTGTTTCCATTCCAGCGAATTTAGTTATTAATGGTGCTACTTTTCCGACTACTTTTCCGATTCCAGAACTTACCGTGCCAAGAGCTTTGAAAGTTGTACCTAAAGCACCAGCGACTTTGCCAAACACTACCAAAGCCGGACCTGCTGCAGCCGCTACTAAGCCCCATTTTATAATTTGGTCTTGTTGTTCTTCACTCAAGTTGGTAAACCACTCTGTTAACTCACCTACTTTATCAGCCAGTTGTTCAATATATGGTGCAAAACGTTCACTAACAGTAATCGCAGCAGTTTCTAATTTACCTTTCAAATTTTCAATTGACCCAGTAAGACCACTATTCATCGTATCAGCCATTTCTTTGGCGGCTCCATTTGAATTTTGCAATCCAGAAACAACACCGTCAAATTCAGGTCCAGCACTGTCCAAAAGCGCCAACATACCACTTAAAGATTCTTTTCCGAACAATGTGTTCAACGCATTATTTCGCTGTTCTTCTGATAAGCCACTCAAACGTTCTTTGAGGTGTGGCAGCAATTCGCTGATTGGTTTCATCTGTCCTTCAGAATTGTAAGCAGATATTCCAAGCGATTGCATTAATTTAGAAGCGACGTCTGTAGGTGCAGCTAAACGCTGCATAGCTGTACGCAAAGTAGTACCTGCCTGCGAGCCTTTAATACCAGCATTAGACATAATTCCAATTGCTGCAGCCGTTTCTTCGAAAGAAGAATTCAATGAACTCATGACAGGTCCAGCATATTTCATTGCTTCTGCCATATCAACTGTTTCAGCATTTGTGTCTGCGGCTGCCTTTGCGTAGACATCAGCTACGTGTGTTGCGTTTTCTCCAGCTATACCAAATTGATTCATAGCACTTGCTACAGCTTCCGCAGCCAATCCCATATCACGACCAGACACCGCAGCTAAGTCCATAACACCAGCCGATGCTGAATAGATGTCATTGACGTTCATTCCTGCAGATGCCATGTTCTCCATGGCTTGTGCAACTTCCGAGGCTGAAAAGACAGAACTCGCTCCCAATTCAACCGCTCGTTGTTTTAATTGGTCGAATTGCCCGCCTGTAGCACCAGAAATAGCTTTGACACGATTCATTTGTTGTTCGAAATTTCCAAATGTCGTCATTGCGGCTACACCTATGCCAACAAGAGGTGTTGTAACAGCTCCAGTCAAAGTCGAACCAAGATTGACAGCACCAGTCCCCAAAGCCGTTAGTTTATTACCAAAATTAGTCATAGCAGAACCCATACGACTAAAAATGTTGATTTCAGTTGCTAAGCTTTGCAAACGGCCTTGTAATTCGCTGATTTTAGCAGCTGTATCCATCATAGCTGTACGAGCGCCGAGCAGTTGGCTCTTTTCTTTCTCGGTGGCACTTGCAACATCTCCAATGTTAGATTTTAAGGCGTTGTATTTTTCGGTTTGTTTAACAAGTAATGATTGATAGCCTTTCAAAGCTTGACCTGTTTCGTTATAAACTGAACGCAAAGCTTTAATTTTACTACCTTGCCCAGAAATGCTTTTTTCAACAGCTTTTAAAGAACTGTCAACACCACGTAGATAAGTCTTTAATTGTTTTGTGTTTGTTTGAAAAGGCGCTATATCAAGCGTAGCAGTTGCTACTAATTCTCCTAAATTCACTATACTTTTCCTCCTTTCTACCCAAATAAGAAAGGAAAGGCTTTATCAAGAGTAGTTTCAGTTTCTTCTGCTTTCTTTTCGGGCGATTCTTGTTCTAATGCTTCCACCATTAACTCAAAATCTGATAGTTGCATTTGTTTTATTTCTAAGATGGTATATCCATTTTGCAAAAGATTTTTAATCCAAGTTAACAAGTTTTCTCTTGCTTCTTCTGGAGTTATTCTTCCTTTTTTGAATCGTCACCATCTTCGGCTTCTTCGTCGGTCTTTCCACCATTTAGAGAATCTCCAAATAATTGATGAAGAGTTTTCATTGTTTTAACATCAGCTAGCTTTAATTCTTCTAGCGTAAATTGTTTTCCGTACATTTCAACAAACATACGAAGATAAGATTCATTTAACTTTCTGACCTTATTTGGGTCGCTAGATGCTTTTTTATCATCAATAAAAGCAATCTGGCGGGCGTTGTGTTCAAGGGCTAACAAATTATCTTGAACGTTGATATATTCTTTTGAGAACTCTTTTTCCAGTCCGCCTTTTTTTAATTTAATTTCGTACATAATTTTTCCTCACATAAAAATAAAAGGCCGCAAAATACGGCCAGTTGATTATTCCACAGTTGGAAATACCATTTTTTTGAATGCTGCTAGATCAAAGCCGTCTGCATCTTCACGACCAATCAAGAGAACTGTGCCTTCTTCGCCGCCACGCGCCACGAAGCTGCCTTCGATTGAGTCAGCTTTAGGATCTGGCGCACCATCAATAGTAGACGCTTCAAAACCAGGCAAATTGAATTTACCTTTCAAGAGGCCAACCCATACATATTTGCCATCGTCCATTTTAGTGCGGAACAAAATTGCGACGTCGTTCGGTGTAAGGTCTTTAGTGTATTTTTCAACACCGTTTTCAACCGTAATGCCAAAGAAGTCTTTGCGTGCATCAGATGTCAAGTCATATGTTTCAATTGTTAATTTAGCTTCTGTAATACCGCCAGAAACAACGACGTATGGTCCGTCATCAGCTGAAAGTGTTTTTAGTTCGTTTGTTAACTCAAGTTTTGCACTTGTAAGTCCTGGAAGACGTTTGCTTGCTGTAACTTTTTCGGCATTATTCAAAACACCATATTCACAACCACTAAGTCCAAATTTTACTTTACCCATGTATCAATTCCTTCTTTCTTTTAATTACCCCAATCAAAAAAACGATATTTTCTTACGTTCATCAGTAAGTCAATATCGTTATCTTTATATCGAGGAGTTTCGTTAGCTGTATACCATTCAAAACCCGCTTCGGTTAGAATAGCATCGATGCGTTTTACAATTGCTTCTGACTGCGCAGCCGTTTGACACCAAAAATTGATGACAATACGCTGTTCCGTGCCGACATAGCCATCGTCGGCATATGCATTTGGCGCATCATAAGTCGTGTTGATACGCAAAAAAGGCGCTAAGTCTTTTTTCTTTAAATCTGTTGGTTTTTCAGGGATGTCATAAGTGAAAATTCCTTGTTTAAAACCATGTCCGAATTTACCGCCACGATAGCTGTCGAACAGCTCATTCAATTTATCATCGTTACTTAATAGCTTGTACGCTTTCGTTTCGGCAATCATAAGCCTAAACCTCCTTTAATTTTCTTTGCGTATATTTCTTTTGCACGAGGTGTCATTTGATTAATTGTTTTTTCTTCAAAATTCTGTCCCCGTTGGTAAATCGTACCCGAGTCTGGGTACTTCGCACGCCACCCCGTCTGATTTCCGTAACCAATTTCTTTCGAGATAATACCCTCGCTAGCGCCTTTAAAACCACTAACGGCTGTATCGTCACGCAAATGGTCGATGAATTTCTCATCTACTGGGGTGTTTGCTTGCAATTGTTTTTCAAATTCTTCAGCAACTTCAGTTACCGCTGCTCTTGCTGCTTTAGGTGCTTTAACTTGCAATTTCGTAAGATTAGATAAGATTGCATCAAGACCTTTTGTCATGTAATACGCACCCCGCTTATCATAATCATTTCCTTGTTAGCGTAATCAACTTCCATTTTTTCAATCTTATATTCAAGTCCGTTAAAATCAACGAACATTGAATTATCGAACGGTGGTTTAGGCATATATCGAATTAAAAAGACTTTTGTGTCACTCGTCTCAGCTAATATTGAATTATCTGCTTGTTTGCCTGTCGTATTCTCACGAAAATCTTTAACAGTCGTCTTAGACACTTCAGCCCAACAGCTCATGATGTCTGTTCTGATATTGTCTAAAACTTCGCCATCTTCGTTTTGCCCACCTTCTCTTTTAAAAATCGTGATACGCACATTCATTTTACGTGTCAGCATTATCAACACCTCGCAAACGCAATTGGTGAACGATGTTTAACACACCATTCGCCAGCGGGTAACGATTGCTATCGGCAGTTACGCCTCTATGTTCATAATCTTCTTTAACTTGTTTCTTAACAGCAAGATCGAATTTTTTGTAACCCGCAAAATCTTCTGGTGTTGAACCAGCTTCAATTGCAAAGCAAATCTGTTCTTGCGCAGCTTCGATCATTTCTTCCAAAATGCTATCTTCAAAGTCAAAGTCAATCTTGCAATAGAGCTTAACTGCTTCCAGTAATTCTTGTGAGACTGCCATTTAGCTACCTCCTTAAGAATTTACTAAGTTCAATAATTCAGCTTTAGTCATACTACTTGTATAGCTAATCCCTTTGCTGTCTAAGTAAGCTTTAATCTCTGTTACTGTGTTCGCCTCAGTCGGAACGCTTACGTTTTCCGAATCAGGCTTCGCTGGGTGTAAACGTTACAAAGTAGCCAGCTTTCGCATCAACTTTCTTAACGCCAAAACGAAGAACAGCTTGCAAGTATTGACCGTAGATTTCATTATCTGCCCAACGAAGTCCAAGGTCTTTACGGTCTGCGAACAAGACACCACGTTTGAAGTCACCAATAAACGCTTTCGCTTCTCCAGATGCACCAAGAATTTCATCAGAAAGAACGAATACTGGTTTACCAAGCAAAACTTTGCCAGTTACTGCTGTGATTGAGTCTTGTAATAGATAACGTCCGTTCCCGTCTTTAAGAGTGTCAAGAATTTGGTAGAAGCTTTGTGAAACCACGAATGCCACGTCATAAGCAGGGTCAAGGTCGATATTGAGAATTTTCTTAATGTCATCAACGTTTGCTACTGTTTTTGCTGTAAATGATTTAAGTACGTCGGCAATAGCTGCATTAGTTGTGTTGACTTTAATTTGACCGACTGTTTCAGCAACAATGCTAATCAAATCAACATCTGCATCGTCAACAGATTCTTGTGAAACTGGAATAGCTCCACGATATGTTTCAACAGACCAATCAACTTGTTCGAATTCTGGTTTAGCGAGTTTTGGGTTTTTCTCCAATTCAGCAACGCTAACCATTTTTGATGTCGCTTTTTTCAAAATTGGATATTTACCAGAAGCTTTTTTAGCTGGATAAATTGTTGTGAATGGTTTCAAATCAACAGTAGTCTTAATTTCACGGATTGGAGTCGTAACAAGCTCTTCGCTAGTAATTTTAGTTGTATCTGCTTTCTTAACACCGTCTGTTGTTGGTGCTACTGGTGTAACTTCATTCATTGTGATAAGCACTTCGTCTTTACCTTCAAAGCGAAGTCCTTCATTTACAACAGCGCCTTTTGAATGCAAAAATGCGTTAACTTTATCACGATAATTCATATCTTCTCCTTTTACTTCGTGACCTTTTTTGTTTTCTGCCCCACCTGAATTTTTAGTAGCTTCAAAAAGTTCAAGATCAGCTTTAGCTGTTTTTAATTCTTCTTTAGCAGTGTCAATTTCGTTTTTGATTGTACGAGCTTTTTCAAGGTCATCAGCTTCAAGAGCGTTTTTAACCTGCGCTGTTTTATCAGCGATAGTAGTTGAAAGCGAGTTGATAGATGCTTTTAATTCTTTGATTTTTTCATCAAACATATAGTTTTTCTCCTTTTTTGTGCAAAATAAAAAGGACTTAAAGTCCTTGTAAAATTTCTTCTTTTTCGATTTCACGTTTCATAGCTTCAATTTCCTGTTTTCGCTTGTTGCCATGATTTGCAAAATAGTCGTCAATAACCGCTTGTGGTAACAGTCCATTGCCAATACTTGCAACTGCCTGCTGTTCGTCAAAAGTCATTACTTCGTCAGCAAAACCTTTTTCAACAGCTTCGTCAGCACTCATATACGTTTCATTTTTCATGAGTTCAAGCAATTCATCTTCGCTTAAACCAGTTTTAGCCTTGTAAGCATTAATAATGCCTTTATCGCTAGCTTTCAAAGCGTTTGCTGCTGATTCAAGGTCGTCACTATTACCAGCTACAGAAGTCAATAGCGCTTTGTGAATCATGATTTGAGCTGTTGGACTGATAACGACTTTGTCAGCGCCCATAATTGCGACGCTACAAGCACTTGCAGCCATTCCAGTCACTTCAGCGGTTACGTGCCCAGAATAATTTTTCAGTGTTGTGTAAATATCACTGCCTACTGTCACCAAACCACCATTTGAATTAACTTCAACTACAACGTCTGAACCGTCTTCTGGAAGTGCTTCAGCAATCGATTTAGCGCTGACCGCTTCCATTCCATAATAGTCGTAAACTTCTTGACTATTATTCGGAATCAGCGGCCCCCTCATCAGAATTCGTTTCGGCATTTTCCTCACCTCCTTTCAATGATTGATATTCTTCTTTCTTGTCCAAGAAAACGTAATTAAGGCTTGTTTGATACCTATCCATATCTGGATTATCAGACGGCTGTTTGCCAAGTTCGATAAGTCCTTGATTTGGTGTCAATAACGTATTATTGACAAGTTTAACAATCTCATCAACATTTCGACCTGTAACGCTACGTGTATCAAATTCAAGTCGGCATTTCCGTCTATCTCTTGGGCTAAAGATTTTAAGGCCTAATTCGCTCGTTATCGCGTCAAAATAGAACGGCAAGTCATTTGTAACGTAATCTTCAGTTAGCTGCGCTACGGACTGATTAGGGCTATTTACACCTAATTTATAGCTAGGTATGCGCAAAGCTTTAGCAATTTGAGCTGTTGAAAAATTGTTACTTGAAATCAATTGCAGAACATTCGTATCGATTTCTAACGGTTCGTAGGTCATTGTGTTATCAAATACTAGAGGACTGCCACCTTTTGCTCCTTCCCGCATTTTCTCGAATTCTTCACGAGCCTTTTTGCGAGCTTCACCACTCAACATAGCGCCTTCCATTTTTAAAATACCGCTTGAAAAACCGTCTTTAAAGAATTTTAAAAGCGTACTTGTTCCGCTGTTTTGCAAACTAATTTCATCACCTAAAGACAGCAACGGAGAACGCCCTAAAATTGTGTCGTGGCTGAAGAATTTCCAATGAATGACATCATCAGCTCCGCAAGTAACCTCTTTACCTGTCAAACTGTCAACGAAAGTGTAGATAAGCTCGTGGCTATCTAATTCCTCTACACGAGTTTCAGACGGTTTATAAAACTGAAATTGCAACGCTTTGCCAGTTCGTGGGTCTCTCAAAATACGAGAATAAGCATTACCTGTCAAAATAGTATTGACTGCCATCGCAAATTTCCACGTTCGTGCCGAAGCATTGCCAGTCGATTTTACATTCAACAAATAATTGATGTCTTCGTCTTGAATGATGTCACCGTTAACATTTTTCTTAATCAACGGAAATCTAGCAACATCGCCAGCAATAATCGAAGTTGCTGTCAGCACATCGCTGTTTCTAAGAGCTGAAATACCAACATACTTTGCGCTATCGTTGCCAGACACTACCGAAGCGACATAATCGTCATAAGAGAGTTTGGAATCTCCTAACGACTGAAAAAAGCTCATTGTCTCACCTCCTTTCTAGCGCATGGTTTTATCAATGTATAAACCTAAAAACGTACACATCAAACCTAGACACATAAAGCCAGCTGTAAAATTCAATCTAAAAAATGAATAATCAATCAAACCAAAGCCTGCTAACAGTAGCAATGTATGAATGTTATTTTTAAAAAATTTCAAAACAGACCTCCACTTTCAAAGATTTTCTCATCAGTCCAATAACCTGCGCCGTCAAATGCTTCGAGATAACAAGCCGCATATGCGTCTAGAAGTGCATCTAGTGGGTCAATTTTATTGCTGTTTTTATTCTTATCAATACGCATACCGTTGTTGTCAACTCGTGTATAAGCATTATTAACAGCCATTGTAAGTAACTTATTGCCCGAATGTTTAATTTTCCCAGTTTTGACGTCATCTCTAAACTGTTTTGTCGGCATATTCAAAACCATAGTCGTTTGTGGGATTTGGACTTGTGTCCATTCTGGGTGTCGTTTCTCAATCATGGTTAGCAAAGCTCCATATTGGTAAGGGTCAAAATAGATTCCTTGAACTTCCCAATCATTTTCGATAACCATTTCTTCAAGTTTTTCCATGACTCGCTCATTATCAATAACACCAGATTCGAGTGTGGTAATTTCACATTCGCCCATGCGCTCTAAATTCGTATAAGAAACGCCGTCTCGCTTTTCTTTCGCTATCAGTCCATATTTAGTAGCGATAAAAGAAAAACTATCAGCAAACCAATAATCATCCATCATTGCCATTGTGCTGATTGAAAACAAGTCGCTTGAATGTCCAACGTCAACGCCTATCCAAACACGCCTGCCAGTCGTATCAGGTTTATCAATTAAAGCATCTTCCCATGTCTGTTTATCCATATAAGAAGCTTCGCTAGATTGTCGCCACATATTGAAATTTTTAACCAAAACTTTGTTAATTTCACCCGTTTCAAGCGAAGTTTTACGCCTTTTTCGCAAATAATCCATGATTTTTTCATACAACGCTGGCACTTCCAAAATAGGATTTGACTTAATCCAATTGCTTTCATCAGCAATTTCTTTCTCATCATCTTGTTCTGCGATGAAAGCAAAATATGAATCGTCAATCGTTTTTTTATCTAAAATCTTAGCAGCGTACTTATATTCAATTGTGTACATTGGCACATTCAAATCTAGACCAGCTGTCGAAATGATAAGAATTAATGGATTGTCAAGCTGACCTTGACCAGATTCCAAAAGTTCAATCATTTCATTGGTTTTACTAGCCGCATATTCATCTAGCACACCGACATATGGTTCAAAACCATCGACTGCACCAGTGTCGCGGCTTAATGCTCTAATATAAGATTCATCACGCTTGTTTGTTAACTCATCGCGAACAATTTTAGTTGCTTTGAAGATGTCCTTATCCTTAGCTCTAAGCGCTTCTAACTGCTTCTTAGCCATTGTCCAAGCAATTCTAGCCTGCGTACGGTCATTAGCCGTACAGAAGAGTTGACGGCTTAACGCTGGGTTCTTACCAAACAAAAACTCGTATAGCAAAATACCAGCGATTAAAATGGTCTTCCCATTCTTACGAGCAACTGAAACCATAGCTTTGCGAAATCGTCTGACAGAATGGTCTTTTTTCTTTCGCCAGCCATATAAACTGGAGATGATGAATTTTTGAAACCTTGCAAGCGGATAAGTTTTGCCCGTTTTAACGTCTGGCAAGATTTCCAAAAAGTCGATAGTGTTTTGGGCTTTCTCTGGGAAATAATCAAATTCAAAATTAGAATTGCTGATGTTTTTTAAATCATCCAAATGCCTTTGACAAGCTTTGATTACTTTCTGACAAGCTTTAATATTGCCATCGACTACATCGAGTGCATAATAAAAAGCAGTATCTTTGTACTGCTCTGGAATTTCTGAATAATCGTAAGCTATTTTTGATTACCTCCTTTCATTTATCCTCCAAATTTATCAAACATTGTGTCTTTCTTTTCTTCTGTCTTAGGCACATACATCTTCATGCGACTATCAACAGTCAAACCTAGTTGAGCCGCACATGATTTAATGTTATTCGTTGCTTTTTCAAGCGTAACAACTAATGGATTCTGAATCCACATGCCTTTATCTTCGCTAAAAACAGAAATACCTATTTCATTTACTTTTTGACTTACTTCGACATATATACCGTACCATGTACAGTAGTTTTCTAAAACGGCCCTGTCTAAATCACGGACTGGCAAACTTTTTAAATCTTCAACAATACGAGCATATTCAACTTTCGCTGTTTCTCCTAAATGTTTAGGAGGTGTTAATTGTAGCTCAATTAAACCGTCGCCAGCCGATTTTTGGATTTCAACACGTACAGCTTTTTCAGCTTTAGTCAAATGTTTTTTATTATTCTCAACTACCTTTAACTTTCGTCCCAAGCTTTACACCTCCTTTACATTAAAATTTTTAGCTTTCAAAAATTCAAAAAGGGAAAATTGTGCACGGAAGAGGGCGGCGTTGTTATATCCGAACGATACTTAGCCCCGATAAAAAAAACAAGGGGTATTTCCGAATATTTATCTCGCCCTGCGCCTACTATAGGTAGAATGGTTCGCTTTTTTCAAGCTATTTTTTACCATAATTCTCAAGATTAGCTTTAGCATCGTTGCATGCTTTACAACTCGCTTGAAGGTTTGTCAAGTCTAATCTTCTTTTCCAATCTTTTTTAATTGGAATTATATGGTCAACCATTGTTGCTTCTCTTCCGCACATTTGACAGACATAATCATCACGAAGTAATACTAACTTACTTGTGCTTCTCCAAACAGAACTATTGTAGAACCTTGTCAGCTTCTTATCATAGTTCCATCTAGTCTTGTTATAGTTCTTGTACTCCTCACTTCGACTATCAAAATCTACTTGCTTTCGCTTTCCACCAACAACAGTAAGTTTCTGTGGTTTCATATTCCTTTTCCTTTTTTTGCATAACAAAAGGAGCTACCTTTTAGCTCCCCTCGTCATTATTTCATACTACTATGTTAGCATGGCAGATTGTATTTGTGAGTATTACTTTGTACTATTTCCGTATGTTTTAGTATTGATTTAGTATAACGTTCAGGCTTTTTACAGCTTTCGCTTTAATTGTGTAATACTTGTTGCGATTAAGTTCGAGTTTGTCAATAGCTTCGTCAAACGTTTGACAATTGAGATAAGTAGTCAGCAGCACATGACGCTGTGCACTGTCGGGTATTTGCATAATGACGCCAATAATTTCTTCGCGCCGCTTAACTAAACGGTCAATCTCTGCCAGCCCGTAATCAGATGCGTCAATGATTGAAACATTCTTATCTGTCTGTGTACGTCTAACACCTCCGCTCACTTTCATGTCAGACCATTGCGGCGACGTGAACAGTGAGCTTCTGGTGTTCTCGATGTCTAATTTTAATTGCTTAATCGTTTTAGGAATTAATCTAAGTTCTTCCAAAATATAATCTGCTTTAGTTTTAATCCTGCTCACGTCTTTTCTCCTTCGATATGTTATAATATAAGTAATTGTTTAATATCGATGAAGTCTTGCGTAAGCAGGACTTTTTTTCTTAGGCAGGCGCACGACCCAAATATTGAATTATTGATAACGAAAGTGACGCCTTACATAATAACAGCCTAGCGATAAACTGCGTTGGATTTTAAAGAAAATAGTCTTAAGGAATACCTCGTTTCTATTTTATTTCGCTATGTTTGCTAGCAAGTAAACCAGATAAAACCTTGCCTGCAGTACTAATTTTTGTAAGAAGAAGTGCTTTAACCACCTCTATTTCCGTTTTTTAATTTCTGGTTTAACAACCGCGCAGGGAGTCGAACCCCACGCAGCCTTTTGCGAAAACGACTGTTCCCAATAGTCTATCCGCGAAATCTTCTGGAAAATCTAAGGCTTTAGAGAATACCTTAGTAATGAGCCATTTCCCATGTATCTAGAATAATTTAGAGTCCTCAGAGCACCGACTAGGGAGTGCTCGTCATAGGCCTGCTTTCTTTTTTTATTTTTCTTCCTAGCCTTATACCCAAGCAAGGATTCGAACCTTGCTAGATACCATTGTGGGTTATCGATTGTTTGTAAAATATCCTAGTAATGCTCCAAATGCCACACTAACTATACAGATTATTATGATTGCATACTTCATTTACTCCCCTTTCCTAATCACAACTTTATCAACGTTTTCATCTTCAAGAAAATGTACTATTACATCTCTCATAACATTAGGATCAGCAATCAGATAGTTATGGTCTCCTTTAGTTATTTTGTAAACTGTAACTTTACTCATTTCATTCTTACCTCAATTTCAAATTCTTTATCCTGAAAAGTTGCTGGGATAACAACGCCTTTCATAGCACCATCTCTAAAATACATTTCAATCATACTTTCAAGAACTGCTTTGCCAATGTCTAGCTGTGGTTCTAATAATTGTTCTTGTAATGTTTCCATATCATTCTCCTAACAAATCAAAGATAAGTTCTCATAAATGTTTCCAATGACCTCAATATCTTTAAGGTCTGTGTAAAACTCCTCTAAATAATCAAAAGATGTTAACATATTACTTCCCCAGTCTACACTAAAACAAGCATAGTCATTATCCCACACCACAGGAACTGTATAACCATCACCATCACAGTCAAAGAACTTAATAATATCCCCTTCGAAGATTTCCTTGCCGTTTTTATCTTTATTTCCTGTTGACTGCATTAGCTTAAATTCTTCATAAGCGTAGAAGCCTGTAACATCTGAAATAAGGTAAACTTCACCATCAATAAATGACATTTCATGGACATCTGTCATTCGTTTCTCTTCTTTGAGCCACACTCTAAATTTTGGTGTCATTTAATTGTCTCCTCTATTCTTAAGAAATACATCGATAATGTGATAAAGCAACCCGCACGCCACTAATCTCGCTCGCTCTTTTTCATCGTACACTACAAACATTGGGAATCCCAGCAGGATCCAAGTCACAAATATCATTCTTCCACCTCTGTTTCATTTAGTTCAGCTAGTTTGTCCCACTTTCCGCCAGCAAGATGGCTAACTTTTTTTATTTCGCTAATTCGCTTTGGTTTTTCTTTGTACTCCCACCACTCACTACCGTCATATTCGTGACGTTCAAACCACCAATCATCACCAGCGATAACTAAATCTTCGGCTACTTCAGGAGCTCCAAAACCTGAATCATAGTCAGATTTCTTGGCGACTTTTTCAAAATTTTCTTTTGTAATTCCAAAATTTGAGCCTTGAACATATTTGACATCTTTAAATGTTTTTCCGTAAGTCGCTAACTCTCTTAATGTTTCTTCCCATAAATTAGTCATTTTCCACCTCTTTCGCAAATTTCCAAGCCCAATTAAAACACTCTTTGATTTCTGCCTCAGTTAGACGTGTACTTTCATTTCCTCGCCAATATTCACTATGCAATAGGCTGACACAGACTTTTCCGTCAAAGTTCTTTCTAAGTACTAAATGGTTGTCTGAATTTGGATTTGGGAATTCAACAGTGTACAGTTTTTCTTCTTGGTCTTCATCCTCACACTCTTTAGCAAATTGCCAAGTCCAAGAAAACTCTTTCTTAATTTCTGCTTCTGTTAGTTTACACTTTCCAAAAGTTTCCCACTCATCAATAAGAAATGTCTCAACAAATAGTTTTCCATCACAGTCCTTACAAAGCACCAAACGAATAAAACCATTTGGATTTGGTAATTCTACTGTATACAACTTCTCTTTATCAACTTTATAGCCGAAAAGCCAAGCTTGTGCAAATGTTTCTTGGTTTCTTGTTGCCCATTTAGAAGCCTCCAATGATTCCACTTTCTTATCATCACAGATAGCTGTACCTAGTTCATCTATTGGGCTCATTGCTCCAAGCAAAGATACTTTATTTCTTTTACACCACTCTATCCAATCAGCTACAAATTGTGGCAATACAGGTTTTTCTGGCTCGTCAAGTTGTCTAACAATAGCTGATGCATCGTCTATAGCTTCATCATAAGCACCTCCCCAAATTGTGTCATCACAACCTGTTCTTTTACCTTCAATTTTTTCAATCACTTCTTGTTTATTCATCTTCCACCTCTCTAACTTCATAAGTATCGTTTCCCCAAA